CCAATAATCTTACCAATCTTCTCATCACCTGCGCCATACAGAAATCCATATATAAATGTCTTCGCGTTGGAACGTGTGGGTAGACCAGCAGCTTCTTGGTTTGTGGTATGCACATCACCACTAACTACCTCGTGTGAGTAAGACCCATCATCGTAAGCAGCCATGTAATGAGCAAGGCAGCGCAACTCCAACCCACTAGCATCAGCACCCAAGAGGGAATAACCTGAGGGTGCATGAAACAGAGACCTACACTCCTCACCAAATGGCGCACCCACGCTAGGAACTTGAGCCATGTTTGGATTGCTGTGCGTACAGCGTGACGTGACAGCACCCATGTGATTAACTCTTCCATGAAGTCTTCCTTCCTTCTCCATTTTGAGCCAAGCCTGTTTGCCTGTAGCTATCTGACCAATACGCTTATTGAGTAAGAGGTACTCATTGAGTAGCTTTGCCTCAGGCATATCTATGTTAGCTAGTATATTCTCGTCTACCTTAGGCTCTCCTGTATTTGTAAAAGCCTCAGGCTTCCACCCTCTCTTCATCAGTCTGTCTGCTATCTGCTGACGTGATGCTGGATTGAATGGAATAGTCTTAGTCTTAGTCTTGAGTTCTACAATCGTAGGCTCAAAGGTATCCTGTAATTCCTGTTCAATGTCCTGTCTTCGCTGCGCCAGTTCTGCGTACAGTTTCTGTGCAGTAGCTGCATCAAATGGGAAACCATATTCCTGTTGCTCCAACAACAGAGTATGTAATTCTGTCTCTAAGTCAAGGGCATCTTTGCTAAAATTTTTTGCCAGAATTTTTTGATATAACTCAGAGGTAACCTTCGTGTCTTGGACACAGTAGTGTAACATCTCTGTGGTGTAAGTTCCAAAGTCCTGACTATCACTACCGAAATCACCTTTTAATTCTCCTAATCTGTATCCCCAAGCCTTCAGGCTATGACTGCCTACCAGCTTCTGAGGGAAGTTAATCTTACTGACCAGCTTAAAGTCTAGTTCCTTTATGTCAGGCCAGATTGTCCTAGAGTATACCAGTGTGTCAAGAGTTTGCTGTCCCTCTAATAGCTTAAAGCCATGCAGCTTTCTCAGTACTCGCAAATCATAATCAATAATGTTATGACCTATCAGTAACTCAGCACTATTAAGTAGGTTCAACCCTTCCTCAATACAAATGGGGTCAAAGGTGTACACTTCGTCAGTGTCCACATCTCTTGCTACAATGCACCACACCTGTGCCACATCGTCCAAAAGATTATCTGCTTCAATATCAAATATAAGTTTCATGCTCTGTCTCCGCAGTAGCTAGTTAAAATTCTATGTCATCCTCATCTTCTTCAAAGATTGTCTCAGTCATACGACCTGTATCAGTGTTGTATAACAGTGAACAACATAGCCCTGTCTCACCAGACCACCTGTTCTTCAGAACTCTAACGTGGCTGATGTGAGGATTGTCCTTGTCCTGTTGGTCACGCTCTAATCCAATCACCATATCTGATAACTGTCCTATTGCTGCTGACCCACGCAGTTGTGACAAGCTAGTTTGTGCGCCATCCTCATGTCCTCTGTCACCAGAGGGACGCTTCAAGTGTGACACAAGTATCATACCACAGTTAAGTTCCTCAACTAGGGCACGTAGTCGTGTCATTGTATTGTCAATAAGTCTCCTCTCATCTCCACCCTCAAGACCACTGACTACGATACTAATGTGGTCAAGGATAATGTACTCACATCCACAACCATGCACTAAGTATCTTATCTTGTCAAGTAGATTATCGCTATCAGTAGAACCCCAATGGTCATAAAGGTATACTCTACCAGTTCCCAATGTAGCATCGAAAGCACTTCTCATCTCCTCTTCAGGTACATCCTTTGACTGTAGATGTAGAGGCTTGTTCATCTCAATGGACATCAAGCCTAAGGCAGTACGCTTCACGCTCTCCTCAAGAGCGATGTAACCCAGTGTCTTACCATGCCTGATAAGGTTATGTGCAAACTCACGTGCGAGTTGTGACTTACCAATACCAGAGCCAGCAGTTACTGTGGTTATCTCACCCATGCGACAGCCACCAGTCTTCTCTTGCATACCTATGTATGGGTATGGAACAGAGTCTCTGCTGTCATCTTCAGTAATGATATCCCACGTATCAGTACCAGCTACGATACCATCGGGACGATAAGTTCTAGCTTCCCATACAGCATCAATGAGTTCCTTAACTCTACCAGCCTGTAACATTTCATTAGCATCTTTAAGTGGGAGAGATGCTATCTTACATTTGTTAGGTGGTAGTACAGAAGCACATTCTTTAGCTGCCTTCTGCCCTGCCTCATCCATATCAAACATGAGTATAACATACTCGTATTTGGATAGCCATTCAATAGCTTTACCTACTGCTTTCTTGGCAGAGGTACTGCCAGAAGGTAGTGAAACGACAGGCCACTTGTGGTCTTGTACTTGCGATAGAGATAGTGCATCTAGTTCACCCTCAACTATAGTAATGAACCTACCACCATGACCATCACGCCATAGATGCTCACCAAACAGTGAGACATCCTTAAGATTTCCTACAACAGAGAAGTCTTTATTAACAAAGCGTATCTTCTGTGCCTTGAGTTCTCTTCCTCTGTTCCTATAATTAGCAACCTGAACCTTCTGTCCTCTATAGTCAGCAACACCATATCCCCAGAACTCACAAGTCTTCTGCGTGATACCACGCTTGGGTAAATCCCTGTACTCTACGTCTAGGAATATAGTATCATGTGTCTCTAACTTTGCCATCACTTCCTCAGTTGTATCTGGTGGTGTTAGTGTCTGACAAGAGAAGCAGTAGCGTTTACCAGTGCTATACAAAGCGTTGGCATCGCTACTGCCACAGTGAGGACAGGCTTCATGCCTGATAAACTCACCATCCTCAATCATCTACTTGATTATCCTCTGCCTCTTCTAGTATGTCTAACATACAAGCTAGACCTTTACGTATCCACCTCATTACTTCAGGTGGGTACTTGTCCTCATCCTGTACCATCATGTATGCCATGTCATCATAGTCTACGTGTTCAACTACCTCTGCCTCATCTACATAGACAGAGATACGCAGACCATCCTTATTGAACTCAGCTTGGACATCAATCTCAGATACAATCTCTTCTGTAATATCTACGATACTCATAACCATTCCTCAGGTATAGTTCCTTCACTATAGACAAAGCCATTACGCTCTGCCCACTCAGCGCAGGTCATCTTTGACCCATCCTTTCTTTTCTTAGCACCCTGTATAGTAGCGTCTGCTTTCTGAAATACAAACCTGATGTCCAACTCTGGATGCTGTGCCTTGACAGCCTTCATCTTTCGTTGTGCATCCTGTCTAAAGTATCCCTTCAACTCTACGTACATAGTGCCAAGCTTTAAGTCAGGTACGTAGTGACGCTCCACATAGTAGGCCAACTTCTCTGGCTCATACATATATGGAACATCACGCACGTTCAGGTCATCAATGACCCTCTCCTCAAAAGTCCCCTTCGGCATCAGCAGTATCACCAAAGATATCAGAGGCATCATCCTTTGCTACTGCCTGAGTAACAAACCCATCCTCTTCCTCAAAGAGATTTGATGCACCCTGATATTCAACAAGGTCAATCACCTGCACACCCTTCAAGCGTAGGCTAACACCTGCTTGTTTGTTTGATGGCATATAGTATGGCGAGGCATCTAGTGCAACCTTTACAATAGAACCATTACCAATCAGGGTGGACTTGTCCAGTGGTGTACGCTTTGCATCAACAACCATTGGCTTTTGTGTGAAGGACTTACCATCACGTGTAGTACCACCAGCTTTCATCTTAACCTTGAAGAGAATATCACCAGTTGGATTACCCTCTTCATCATACTCAGTTTCGTATGGGGTACGTGTGGACAGGGAAGCTTTTAGTTGTGGCTTCTCCTTGACTAGCTTGGCTGAATACTTGCTGAGTATTGTATCAAACTGTTCACACACTTGTGCTGCTTCTTCTTCAGGGATGGACACATTAATTGAGTACACTCCTTCAGGATTAAACTTAGTATCTGGTTGAAACACCTTCGCCCAAGTTGCTTTGCCTTTTAATATAACCATGTATTTTCTCCATAAAATTTTACGTATGGCATAGATGTAACTTTAGAATTATGCAAAGAAATAATCTGACTTAAGTACATTGCGTAAGTCCAAGTTACCTTTACTAGGTGGCAGAGGTATATCCTCTGTACCTATAGTTTTTATAGCATGGTCTCTCAACTCTGTCAAGACATCATGCTCCTCGTACATATTAACAAACTCTTCCCTCAGTATCTCAGACATCTTAGGCATGAGTGGTGAGTGTGTACCATAACTGTCATGCACCATTGCGAAGTCCTCGATGTTTTGTTCAGCACATCTGTTAATAGTCTTGGTCATAGCAGCAGCATCTAACGAGTGAATAAAGTTAGGGCTACTACCTAATCCAGTTCTCTGTTTGTTTACCTTGTTCTCAATCTCCTTTGGAAAAGATAGTGACACAGTGTTACCATTGATGTGTGTCTTTATTCTCTTCTTCTCTAAGTCATGGTACTGTTGCAACACCAGCCATCCAGTAGGTGTTACCCATTCCATGTGCTTGTTGTGCTGTGCATACACATCAGCCACATCCTTAACATAATCCATTACCTTCCTTGCTGATGTAATCACATCCTCAATGGATGACCAGATGTGTTTGGATATGAAGGCACTAGCCTCAAACAAGTCATCACCAAATGGGTTGGGTGTACCTTCCTTAATCTTATCTTGCATTGCCTCAACTATGTACTGCCTACAGGCATGACGTGTACCTGAGTAGGGTACAATCATAACAGGACGCTTGGCTAGTTTCCTGTCAATACCAAACTCAAGGCACAGTTTAGCAAGAGGGTTATCATCCTTCTGCATCGTGGCCTTTGCCTGTTCAGCTACCTGCGTGTATATATCCTGAGGTAATTCAGCTGGTATCAGGTTGGTAGCCAGACCACCACGCTCATCACGTAGGATAGCAGAGAGATGCTGAAGCCCATTGCAACTACCATCAGCAGATACAGGGAAGCGTGTCTCGTATCCCCAGCCATGCTTCAGTAGTCCAGCCATCTCATAGCACCAGCCTAGAAACTGGAAAGGTTTATCTGCCTCAGTCCAGACCAGACAATCGTATGGGTTGGATACTATCCTGTGTACCCACATCTCAGCGTAGTCCCAAGCCCAACGCTCACGCTCATCCAGTGTTACCTTGTCATTACCAAACAGGTTAGCACCATGAATACACAACCAACGTGCGTCATCCCAACTGTTGATGGGTAGTGCGTAGCTAAACTCTAGTAGTGACTTGCTCCAATCGGCTGACTGAGGTGAGAGGAACGTACTACCTGCATACTTGCGTGACCTAAAGTCATTCTGCCACACATAGTAGAACCTATCATACCTGCTGTACTGTTCAGCAATCTGTAGGGTACGCTCTACTTGTATACGCTTGCTCACACTGCGATTGTTTTCGGAGTAGATATGGCTTCGCTTGCGTGACCAATTACGAAACGCTACCTTCTCATCCTCAGTCAATTCTTCTTTCTTATTATCAAATGGGTAGGGTGGTAGAGGTAAGTCATCTCTTGGTGGCAGCTTACCAATCTCTGCACCATTAGACCACAACTGACGTACCACTTCAAGTACCTTTGTGTTGATACGCCACTCAGTTTGTTGCAGTGTATTGAGACACTGGTATTCCTCTGTTATATCACAGTCTCTTAATCTATTCAAGTGTTTTCTCAAACTCATCTGCGCCTCACTATTGGTAGCTTATCTATCTCATGCCCATGATACCCACCACCTGTAACATCTGTCCAGTTCTTAGGTGGTATAACACATGGTAAGTATCTAGGTCTGGCTGTCTCCATGTAGCTATTGAAAGCAGCAATCCATTCCTTTGTCTCTTGTTCAGGTATAACGTAGGTAGTCTTGCGCTTTCTCTCAGACTGCTGAGTGTGTAGCTTGACGATGCCTGTCTCTCTGATAATGATGTCCACCATCTTGAAGCCTACGTGTACACGTTCTGACTTATCCCATGCTGTATCCTGTCCATCCTTGTTCATCTTGTGGGTAAGGCCATAGCGTCTAGCACCATAGGCTTTCTTCATTGCTTCCTTGATTGTGTTCTTAGCTATGTCACCATCATCAGCTATCCATCTGTCTAGTCTGTCTTGTATTTCTATTGACCCACCAATAGACCTAGCTATGAACAGCAGTGTGTTCTTTCTACTGAGACCATCAATCAGTGTGACCAGTGATAGGTATGCTACCTGCTCTGCATCCATGTGATTGATACGCTTCCATGCTATATCTCTTGATGTGTTTGTTGGGTTGGACAACCACTCAGTTATACCATTACATACATCAGCCACTAGCCTAGCTATGATAGCCCTGCCATGTGCAGTACGTGCTTCCTTGCCAGCCTCTATGGACTTGTCTCTCTCTTTACGAAAGCGAGTAATCCCTCCTGTTATCATGTCTGTTTCTAATTCTAATTGGTGGTCAATTAGTTCTTGGTCTGTGACAGCAAAGCCATCGCTGGTTGTTTCTAAAGTTACATCCATGCCAGTACCCCCTTTGAAACTAACTATATTATTACTAAGGTATACTAGAGTATACTAAACATACCTGCTACACCTATCACCAGTACACCTGCTAACATGGCTACAAATTGTAGTCCTACTACACCATCATGGTTATCAGTAACACTACCGAACAGCACTATCAACCACATAGCTACTATCCATCCTATGATTAACAACGTCATGCTACCTCACCATAGTTCTGTAACATAAAGGTTTCATAAGGTGTATCTTGTACTACATCAGGCTCAGTAGTCCATTCAGCATAGCAGTTATGACAGTAACATTCAACCTTGTGGTCTACTGCATACAGTCTCTCAGCTTCACCTGAGTTACAGTATGGACATCTAGTGTATCCCAAACTCATTCCACTTCTCCTTGTTTCTCATCTTGTTTCCATCCTCAAACCCATGCTTGTACTTGATGTGGTACTGAGGCTGCTTGTCCTTGTTGTACTCATTGATGTACCCAATACCATGATAGGCATTGTGGTATCCCATTACATACGCATCATCAAACTTATTCCTTGTCATCGTCATCCCCTAGAATTAGTGTGCTGTAGTATGAGTATTCTCCTTGTTTATTAACAAGGTTAAACTCTTGTTTGAAGTCATCAACCATAGCATCTAATGCTTTAACATCGGACATCCAGATATCTTGACAGTCAAAGAGTGTTGCTATTATATCTCTCAGTTTGTTGGTATGCTCCAGCATCTTTTGTCTTGTTTCTATATTCATTATACTGTCTCCTTCCACCACGTTGGTGTGTCGCTGTAGTTCCAGACTGCAAACTCAGACTTCTCGCCTATGTAGTATGCACGATAGGCATCTACTGAACAGTCAGTCTTGTATTGGTCAGGCATACACTGTGGTGGTTGAGTGAAGCCTTCGTCTGGTATATTCTCTGGTAGTACTGCAAGACTGTCAAGTAATCTCATGGTCTTGTGTATCTTACCATATCTTAGTGTGTAATTCTTGCACAGATAGAACAGCAAGTCAAGTGTCCACTCGTAATGGTCAACACTACTACGTACCCATACAGTAGATGGATGGTTCTTGTGTGTACATTTGTACAGACCTACGTAGTCTGGCCACCAATCACCATCTAACAGTCGATGTGCAGTACTGAGTAGCTGTGCTGTCTCAAGTATCATCTTCACTACGTGCTTGTCGCAGTGCATCTCTGCTGCTTCCTCTGGTATCTTGCTCAGATAAAATATGTTCATGCCTGTCCCTCTTCCTGTTGTACTTCTTCTTATCTGGTAGGTACTGTGTCCTACGTCTGCTCTGTA